ACGACTTCTCCAATCTTGCACATAATGTCATGGCATTCCAAGCTGGTAAGTTTCCGACCTGCCGCACCTTTAAACTTATTAGTAACAAATTCAAAGAGTTCAGTGAGGGGTTTAGGGCCGCTAGCTCGACCACCAAACGTTTTAAGGCGTGCCCCTGCCGGACGGACTTTAGTAACATCCCATTTCGGAATTTCCCCGGAATATAGCAAGGCGATGAGTTGACGTAAACTCTTGGCCCAACCTGCTTTGCTATCAGACACAGAGATAGTAGTGTCACTATTAAAGAGTTGCGTAGGTACTTCTGGTAGTTTGTTAACATACTTGCTCTCAACTGAGAATCCAACACCAGTGCCACATAACAAGATGTACATGGCTTCATCAAAGGATTTAACATCATCTACAGGTAGGTAGGAACAGTTGTACCCTGCTGTATTGTCTCGTGCTAGTGCCTCCCCTGCGGTCATCATAGCTCGCATAGAGGGCATTACTTCGTGATTGAGAATAGCATCATGTAGATCATCGTACAATTCAGGGGTCATCTTGTAACCCATCTTGCCAATGAGGTGACGATGCATGAAGTTCATGTAACGGTCAACTGTCTCAGGCCAATGCTCACGGCGATTCTCTTCTTCTAGGAATCGGCTATAGCGACTCTTAGCAATGAATGTTTCGTAGATACCCATTTCGTGTTTAATCATCTTCTAATTCCTCTTCGTTATAAAATGCAATTTCTGCAATGCCTAAGTAGATGCTGACATATACACCGGGGCCGGGATTAATCTCAAACCCTAGTGCAAAGCCAGCCATTAATCTAATTGCGATGGACATTTGACCTCCATGTTTCGTAACTCACACTCACGCATGTTATTAATAATGAGTTTAGCTTGGTCAGATAACATCTTGTAGAACAAGGGGCCATACTTACCACTGCACACAATGTAATCAAAGTCTTTAATTACACCGTGTAGCCATGCTTCCTCTTCGTTTACATCATCGGTCATCACCGCTTCCTTGTAGTGTACCACGTTGCTGTCGGCTACGTAGCTTGTTAATGTTACCAATGGCAACATCTTGTAAGTCAATGTTGTAGTGTTCAGATAGTACAGCTACAAACCACAACACATCACCCAACTCCTTTTTTAGGCTGTCTCGGTTTACTAGGTTTCCGCTGTCCCTCACTGCTTTTGCGAACAGGGATGCTACTTCCCCTGCTTCCCCTACTAGCCCTAGGCTTAGGTACTGATCGTTTAACGCTGTCGGCAGTGCTAGCCTTGCCGCCATCTCTTGATACTCTCGTAGATTCATTCTTCTCTTCCTTTGTCTTTACCTTATGGCATGTAGTACACAACACCTGTAAGTTACTCTTCTCACAGAACATACGGTCAATGTACACATCCCAAGAAACAAAACCAGTAGTCGGGTTAACTACTGGCTCCATATGGTCAACCTGAACATCCTTAGCTGTATACTCATTATTACAACAAGCACACCTATAATGCATTGCTAGTTTACCAGACTTCTTATTAGTCTTCCTACCTAACTCTGCCTCTTTAAGTGCTTTCCACTTAGGGGGCCACCTTCGCATTCCACCACGTAGCGTACTAGTAATGAAGCTGCGATAGCGGCCTTCTGTCCACTCTCCATCGTTCCTTAAATCACCCACGGGATTACTTTAGTCCATGCGGCAAAGTGATGAGTAGTGCCGTTGCTGTCAACACATTTGCTGTACATTCCGTCAATACCCATGAATTTGTATACATCTCCCATTGTAAACGCCTCACTATCTGGCGGTACAGTGACAACATCTGTTGGTGCAAGTTTGAAATGCTTACCACGTTCCATGTCATATAGTGCCTTCATGTCTGAAATATCAATTTCACTTATCATACATCCTCACTTTAAGTTTAACCAAAGTCCTACCTGTGCAAAGGCATACCCTGTCCAAATCATGCCGTTAGACATTTCGCCCTTGCTCCATTGTAGCACACCTACGATGAGATAGCCAACCCCTGTAGCTCCTACAATAAGATGCTCAAGTGTCATAGCTTTGCTAACTCAGACTTTAATCGGCTGTGAAAACTATCTTCCCCATCATCACCACTGACAAGCCAGTCAATACGTTGTACGTACACATGAGCTTGTTTTAATAGTTCTACAGCTTTATCAAACTCTCGCATTGTTTCACGACTGTAGTGGTTGCCGATAACATCACCCCACTGGTTCTTGTCATTGCAATCATTAGTGTTTATAAGCGCTTCAATATCTTCTGCAATACTTTGTATTTTATATTGTTGGTATTGAAAGTGTCCACCACTCATACTTGCTCCTTAAGCGGCCTATAGATAGTGTTCAGTGTTTCAAAACTACCATCACCATGTTTCTTCACCACAAGGGATGTACGAATATTATCTTTCCCTAGTATAGGGTGATCTACTCCGTATACACGGGCATACTCTGCAAATTCATCATCTACTTCTACCTCATAGAATCTAGCCTCACCTATGTAGTGCACCACAGGTTTAATCATGTTTGTTAAGTCTTCCATAAATACTCCATTGTTGGATAACATTTAAGTAGTTGCTCTTTTATTAGTAACGCTACTTCTCGGTGTTCCTTCTGAGTAGCAGGGTCACATCGTACTTCTAGGTAGTGAATCCAATTACGTAGTGTACCCTTCATGTACATCCTACTCATTGTCAACCCTTCAGGTAGGATTTTACGTGCAACTTCTTTTGCAACGTTGCGGGATAACGCTTGCTTATAAAGAAACTCAGCATCGTCAATAACTCGTTGCTGTGCTCGTTGCCACCATACATCTACATCAGGGTTCCCACACTCTAGGCTATTCTGCCTATTCTTACTGTCTTGCATACGGCACTCTGCTCGTTCAAATCCCTGTACCTCTGCATATCGCTGGCTAAACTCTTGAAAGTAAAAGCTTCGGTGTCGTAGTATTTGTCGGGCAATGTCTCGTGTAGTGTCAATCTCTACACACATGTCCACCATATCTAACGGCGACCAATGCTTATTCTTCACAAGGTATTTAACCAACTTACCTGCTGTTGCTTTGTTGTCTTGGTTCTCAGGGTTGGATACTCGTGCCATGTACGCTACCAAATCCTCCCCTTCCGGGGTACTCCAAATCAATTTTACCTTGCTCATAATCTTGTAACTCCTGTGCCCAATCACGTTGTCGTTCGTTATTAATAACTTCTTTACGTTTACTCTTCCCAATCTTCTCCAGTTCCAAAGTCGGGCGGCTCGTCTTCTTCAAGGTCTTCAGTGTCGTCATTTGTTTGAAAGAATTTATGGTAGTTAGCAACTAATACATCTGGTAGAAGTTGCACTAGGTCATCTACGGACAATCCTAGTGCAATGGTTAGCTCAGTTGGGTCATCAAAGTTCTCCTCAATGAATTGTTTTACTTGCCATAGCTTGTCGTTATAGTTCAACAGAGTCCCCCTTCTTTAACTTCTTCTTACGTTCTTTCTCCCGAGTGATTAGGTCTTCCTTAATGGCATCGTAGTTGGCTGTGTACACATCTCGAAAGTTACTGATCTCATCAAGCAACAAGTGTAGCTTAGCAATCTTTGTGTCCAAGTCTTTAACGTCATATACGCTGAAGTCTAGGTTTACTCTTCGTGAACAGTCACTAATTGTAATAGTGCCATCTAGTCCACCACACCAATCTGTACTGCCAATGTCACATTCAATTGCTCCTACCCCTGTAGTCTTATTTAAAAACTTACGTGAGTGGTGTTTGATCTTGACCATATCGCTTCCCTAAATATTCAATTGATAAAAACATCTCGTCAAAGTGACCATCATCTACTTCGTTGAGCATAACCAAACCTCGCCAATGTTTGTTGGAAAGTTGATCCATGTAACTCTCATCGTGTAGATAATAGCTCCCTGCAATTATACCACAAATAGATTTACCATCTGCTCGTTTACCATAGGCTACTTGCTTCCCTTGTTGATGACCAGCAATGCAAGACATATGGAGCTTACTAATAATAGCACTAGCAGTACCAGCGGGCCTGCCCATAGCTCCAACAGGCCAATAATGGTTGAAACCAACACCATTGATAAAAACAGGATGGAGGAACTCATGTACTTCCCAATCTTTCTCGTAACCTAAGTCGGCTGTTGATATTAAGCCTTCTAAGGTGGGGTTATTGTTAACTGCACGGTTGATACGGTTTTCATGGTTTCCCATTAGCATCACCATACGGGGCTTATATACTTTGTGTTTGGTATCTTTCTGCACCTTCTGTAGGTGTCGCAAAGGGGCTAGCATCTCTTGCATAGCCACCTTCGTAACCTCTACATCTTTTTTATACCGTAAACCTTCAAAGTATTTACTGCCCCTAACGTCATGGGTTGACAATGAGGGCATGTCAGCAAAGTCCCCTAGGTTGACAACTACATCAGGTCGGTAGTCAGCAATTGCTTTACCAACCCAAGGTAGATGCTCCCTAGGTACACCTTCCTTAATCTGTACATCCGGCACTACTAATATCTTCATCGTCAATTCCTTTAGTTAGACATTCCCAATCTTCGTCAATGCGCTTGCTAATCTTATCGTGGACACCTACATATCCTGTAGCGTCTAGAAACTTAGCAAACTGCAACAGCACATTGTCCCACCGTGTCTCGTCTGACATTTCAAACTCATGCACTACACGTAGATCAGTTGGATATTCAATACCGGGAAATACGTTGTCTTCAATTTCACTAGGCTTAACACATTCAAAACGGAATTGCATCACTATCTCCTTCAACAACAATAAAAGCTTTTACTGGTTTGTATACATTAACACCATCGTTATTGTATTCGGCATGGTAGCTGGCGCTACTAATAGCACTCTTCTCTGATACATACATCTTAGGGGTAGTTGTGTTTTGTGTACACATAAACTCCCCTAACATTGCTCGGTGCTTTAGCACCCAACCCTCTTTAATTACTTGCATTGGTAATCTCCATAACACGAGGTACATCTACCACTTCAACTAGAAACTCTGGGCCACTGGCATATAAGAATGTACGCATCTCTGGGAAACATTCTTTCTTGAAGTTGCAATAACTGCAACTGGTGCACAGCTTCTTGTTCTTACTAGTCTTACTGGCTGGAACAGGGTCTAGTCGTTTGATGCTGTCAGGACTGGACAAACCCGCAGTCTCTGCGGCATGTTCAGCTTGCATCTTAAACAAACCTTTGTTCACTTCAATAGGATAGTAGTTTACATGTCCTAGCTCTTTCTGGATAGTGAGAAAGCCAGCATCGTTATAATTAAGAGAAGTAGCATAGCCATTAAGTTGTTGGTAATATCCAAAGGGGTCATCGACTAAGTTGTTCTTAAACTTCTCTTCAGAATATTTAGTAACACTCTTAACGTCAACCATTGCGCCATCAATCACAGCGTCAATGCGTCCCCGTACATACCAACCATCACCAATGTCGTAAATAACTCGCTCTTGCTTCTTCTCTACTGTATGACCAGCATCCTCTGCTACATTCAATACCAACTCTTCTAGAATGTCTCCGTAAAAGAATTTGAGTAAGGCACGACCATCAGGCTTCTCAGCAACTGTAGGCATGTTGTACTTGTACCATAGTCTACGTGCACATGGATCACCAACTTCTGAGAAGTAAAGGATTTTCTCCTCACGCTCTCTATCTCGTGGGGTAAACCATTTGTCATAGCTTACATCTACCTTGTTGTTATTAGTAACAGGGGCTAAGCCCCCGCTGACAACACTGTAAATGTCTTCCACCAGTGTGTTGATAGATTTCATTAGGCTACCATTGCCTCTGCTGCTTGTGCGTCTAGATCACCACATGAGTATGCTTCAAACATACGAGCAACCTTAATGATTGTTTCAGCATACTGGTCAAGCGTAAATTCGTCACTGCCAATGCAGTCACACACTGCTTTAGTAGCATTCGTAATGGAGTTCTGTCGAACAATGGCACGATCACCGTGTAGTAGAGGGATTGGAAACACCTTGCTAGGAGGGCTGTAAGGGGCTTTGCCGGGGCTAGCTGTTGATGCGCTAGGGGTAGGTGCACCAGCACCCTTCTTAAGCATTTGAACAGATGCTAGGTCAACGTTCTTACCGTAGGTGTTCTCGGTATATTGAAAGTCAACTTCATCACCAATAGCAAATGCTGGCTTCTTAAAGCCATAGCTGAATCGTTCACCACCTGCTGTGATGGTGTACGCTGGCTTAGGGCCAAACTTGGTAGTAACTTCTTTAGTCGTGATGTTCTCGATGATATAGCTCATTTATCTTCCTTTAGTAAAACAATTTTGTCTTGCCAGTTTAAACCAGCATCCACACCAACACCTAGTTGGCATGGGAAATCAATGTTGAAAATACTCTTCATGTATTTGGGCGCATCCTCCAGTGTTTGCTTAGCCAATATAGCACACTTTTCTAACTTGTCAAGCGGTACATCAAGTACCACAGAGTCGTGCACAGTCATTACTAGTTTCACATCTGGTGTTAGTTTAGCATCTTCCAGCTTGCGTAGCAAGATGCCAACCATCATAGGGACAACATCCCCTGTAGCAAAGCCTTGAATAGGCCAGTTCTTTAACTCGGTAGGACTGAATGACAGACCTCCTTTGTATTCGTTGGGATACTTGTTAAAGATGTAGTGTCGCCCTGTTGGGCTTGTATGGTAGTAGGTGTACTGAGGGCCAGATTTATCTGGGTCATAACTAACTACTGCCTCCTTCTCTGCCTTTGCAACTATTTCTTCATGGTAACGTTTAACTCCTGTGTAACGTGAATAGAATGTGTTAATAAACTTCTTAGCTGTTGCTCTATCACAACCGCTTTGCGCCATAAGTGTAGTAGCTCCTCCTCCGTACACGAGTAAGAAGCTAAATCGCTTAAAGGGTTTCCGTTCTTTGTCAGTTGGATACCGACCATACATTCCTTTGTAAAGTTCACGGTGCATGTCCCTACCGTTATTAATATCGTCAATGAGTTGCTTGTCATCGGCTAGGTAGGCCAATGCAACCATCTCTAGTTGGCTGTAGTCAAGCTCCAAGATGTTACCGTTCTCTCCATAACGGCTAACGTATGCTCGCTTAACATCACCTGTCTCTGTCTGGTTCTGTAGGTTGGGGTTAGTGGCTGACAATCTCCCTGTCTTGGTTGCACAATGGTTGAGGTTGGGATAGATGTTATCGTCTGGGAATCGTAAGCCAATGAGTCCTTCGTAATAGGTGTCCTTAATCTTGCTGCATTCACGTATGATTAGTAGCTGTTGTGCCACTGTGTCACCACCTGATGCCAACTGTTTCAACACTGCATCATCTGTTGAGTAGTAACCACCCTTGCCTAGCTCCCCCGCAGGGGCATACTTGCCAGTAATGGTGCGAATTCTCTCCACCGTCTTAGTACGTACATTGCCGTTCTTATAAAAGCCATCATCTACCTTCTCCTTATACTTCTCTTCACCCCCAAAGAAATATAGGGATAGTTGCTTAGGGCTGGCTGTGTCTAGGTCAGGTGCTTCTTCTGCAACCTCAAGTTGTGCAGCGTTTAACAAGATGGCGTATTGATCTCGCATTGCATGTACATATTCCCAATCAACACGCATACCGTTTCTATTCATCTCAATGGTTGCACGTAGTGCGTCCATCTGTGTGAGCATCAAAGGTAGAATGTCTAAGCCTTCTGCTTCTGCCCACTGTTGCTCAAAGATTGTGACAGTGTTCTCTACATCACCTTTCAGGTAGTCCATCAACTCCTCACGGGGAATGTCTGGTGTATCCATGCCACTCTTCCAGTAGGCTTTAATCTTGTCATCCTTCAGTGCATGTGCACCAATATATTCCTTGGTTAGTTCATCTAGTGAGGCATACAAATGACGCTGACCACTGAGTAGGTAGGCGGCTAGCTGTGTGTCCCAGATACGGGGCAATGTGTTATTAGTATCACGATAGATGTACAACAAATCAAACTTAACATTGTGACCAATGACAAGTGATGAGGTGTCGCACAAGTTACGCAATGGTGTTAGGTCTAGTCCATCTTTGTCATACTTGTATCCCGCTGTACCACCATCTGTTCCACAACACCCCCAAGCAATGACCTTGTTACCTCTCCACATAGGGTTGCCACTGCTGTTACCAACTGGACAACGAATGGTTGTCTCAAGATCAACTACTAGATTCATCTCTCAACTCCTTTCTGATTGTTGTTAATAACTCTTTTATGTTCATTACAAACTTGTTGTCATCATGCATGTACACTTCTGGTTTTGGTTCTGCAATCCACATATGACCACCTTTATCATCAGGTGCAATGATAACGTCATACCAAGCTCTACTAACATTTTTAAAGTAGATGCGTAGATAACCTTCTTTATCTAAATACACATCACCTTCATTTGGTTTTCCATTTACTGACATATCGTGCCCTTGCTGGTTCAATATCAACTTCAAAGCAACCATGTCTGTGTGCCTCTAGCGTGTCAGGCCCACCGAACAACTTGTTCTTTGGTACGTGAATGAATCGTTGTAAGTCCATTCCCGGTTCATTACTCTTGCCAATGGTTACAATGGCATCTGCCTCTCCAATCTTGTCTGTCTTGCTACCCCGTAGTTGGTTCATCTGAATCCACTTCTCACCCTCACCTGTACCATCAACTTGACTAATGGCAATGACGGGGCAATATTCTTTAGCCACATCTCGTGCCCACTCGTATAGCTGTCCGATACGCAGGTCTTCCCTATCTTGCTTGAATCCGTGTACTTTGTCAAGCTGGTCAAAGATGATGAGTCCCGGCTTGTACTCCTTGAACAACATAGCAATTTTGTGCACACTCTTAATGCCTGAGTCATCGTCCAAGATGAGGAAACGTTGACCACCACCATCTAGGAAATCTTCCTCGTGCTTCTTAGGATTACTCAACAACTCGCTACTAGTAACTTGGCTGTACGCTTGAATCACACGCATCATAACCTTGTTGCTAGCCTCCTCATTGTTAATCCAAATCACATGCTCATCAGGTTGCAACTGTTCCATCATGTAGCTGGCTTCACTTGCTGTGAATGTTGTCTTACCTGTCTCAGGTCGTGCCGCAATGATGATGAAGTCACCCTTACGTATCGGCCCTAGTGCTACGTTCAACTCTCTCAGTCGCCAGTTAAGACCACCGCTTGCAACTACACCAGACAAGTAGTCTAGTGATGGTTTAACGAACACATCATCCTTGTCTACAGATGCACCAACTTCTTTCTTATACGCATTAAGTAGCGGCTCAATGCTTTCCAAGTCACCACCCATACCAGTGCCAATCTTAAGGCACACATCGTAAATCTGTGTTGCATAGTCAGTCTCAATTAGCTTGCCTAACAAGTCCTTGACAATGGGTGATGGCTTGTCTAACGCATCCTTAAGGTTGTCGAATGCAACCTCATATGCTGACGGGTCTTTAACCTTCCTACCTTTCACAATTGAAAAGAATGTACGAAACTCAGGGTAGTTGATTTCAGTACGTGTTGGGTAGTTGTCCCAATACTCACCTAACACATTGAATATTTCCAACGTAATGGGTGATACGTTATGTTTCTTTACATGCTCCTTAAATCTGTTGTAAGTGTCCTTGTTACTAGTAACTGCTAGTAAGTCAATGTCATAGCTCATTCAAAGCTCCATGTCTTTAAGTATCTCAAGAGATAACTCCTTTGGTTGATGATTGAATATAGCTGAGATGTTAGGGACAATGGGGGATACATCAACAAACAATTTCTTAGCTGCTGAGTGTCCCGCTACATCATCGTCTAGCCATAATACCACACGTTTAGTCCTAAACATATGCAACACCTTCTGTGCCTCGCTGTCCAGTTTAGTGCCTAGCAAGCACAAGGTTGGGTAACCTGCATAACGTAACTTATAACTGCTAAGTAAATCTTCTACAACAACTAGAGGTTTAGTTGTCATATCAGTAATACAATCTAAGAAACTAAATCGTTGTTTACTATATGTAAGATATTTAGGTTTCTTATTATACTGTCTTACTTGATAACCTTGAATAAATACATTACTAAATATAGGTAGGATAATACCATCATCTGTTTCAGCGATGCGGCAGTGTCTGACCAGTGTTTCGTTAAAGCCATACTGACCTAACCACAACTGACCTTCAACTTTAAACTTATCATAGTCAAGTTCTTTTGTCAAGCCTTTGTACTCAGGGGTTGGTTTTCTTGATAATATCGTTGAAGTAGATGCTCTAATGCGTCTAACTGTCTCCTTCGGTCGATAATAACCGCTATCTCCACAGTTATGGCAATGCCACATGAATGCACCATCTACGTTTTTAACGTACAACCTCTCCCTGTTATCCATACCATTAGGACAATCAACATGGTTGTACTTAGCTTGGTCGCCTTCGTCTAGTGTCTCAAAGTCTGGTGCGTTACTAGTAAGCACAGCCAATGCTTCTTGTCCGTAATGTGTTGTCATGGTTGTCCTTCGTTGTCTGCTCTCACAGCTAGGTCGTACAAGTCTTCTTCTGGCTCCTGCTGTGCTGGCTGCTCTGCCATCCTTGCTCTCTCGTCAGCACGGACAAGCTCGGCAAAGCGATGTATCTCAGGCATAAACTCCCGAAACAAATACCACTCAGCACCAGCCGCTTCACGGGCCAATTCAATAGTAGTCTTCATGTGTGCTCCACAATCTTAATGCTTGTCATAGAAATGATCTGATGACAGACCTTATGCTTTGCAGCTAGGTATGCCTGTTGTGCTTCTTCTATTGTGTTGAAAACACCTAGATGTATTGTTCTTCGATTATATGTAAGTCTAGCTTTAAACTTACTGTTGTGTTTACATACACCTTTAACTCCTGTGTTATTAGTAAACTTATTTACGTTGTATTGGTTTTCTTGATTAGTAGCAATTCGCAAATTACTAACCCTGTTGTCTGCTCTGCATTGGTTGATATGGTCAAGCATACCTACAGGTAGTTCACCGTACACATACAACCAAGCAAGCCTGTGTGCTGGATACGCCTTACCATCTACTTGAATGTATACATACCCTCTAAGGGAATATCCTGCTGGCTTATTGTTTTTAATCCATGTGAATACTCCTGTTGTTTCGTTGTAGCTAAGTTTAGATTTTAATTTGAAACTGTCCATTCTACTACCTTTATGTTAGTTAGTGAAATGACATTATAGCATACTTTGCAAGGCTTTGCCACCAGTGGCCTACCATCCTTACCATACCGTGTTACTAGTATGCGATGTGCCTTCTTCCAATCACACTTGAGTAGTGCGGATACCTCGGCATGTAGGAATACCTTGTGAGGCTCACCCACTTCTGCCGCTATCTTGGCTTGCAATGGATGAGTCTTCACATAGCTGTTCTGACCAGAGGAAAGCAATCGCCCCCTCTTGTCATATACGAATGCACTAACGTGCTGTTGACACATTAGCCAAACACCTTAGTGAACAACTCTGACACACTCTTGCTATCGTCAGGTGTCAACTTCTCAAGGTAGCTAACTTGCAATGCATACTGCACATCATAACGCTTCTGCTTACGTGCCCAATTGATAAGGGTACGTGGCGAGATGGTAAGACCTACCTTACCCTGCTCATACGCTGATCGTACAAGGGATGCAAAGCGCACCATGTCAGTAGCAGTCTTGTTGTCAACACTACTCTTACTAGTAATGATGTTAACCTCATGCTTCTGAGACAGATAGCCTAAGCGGATAGTGTTGGTGAATCGGTCAATGGTGGCTGTGTTCTGCACACCTACACCAGAGAATGCACCTGTCACATCACCCTGTCCAACAGTGTTACCTGCAAACACCAGACGGAAATTATTGTCAGGGTGAATGGTACGCTCATCACTAGTACCGGGCTTCTCCTTAAGGTAGAGATAACCACCATCTTCCAACAAGTTCTGCATACCCATTGCAATCTCTGCTGGCATAAGCTCCCACTCGTCAACAAGGCATACAGCACCATACTTAGCTGCCTCAGTGATAGCACCATCCTCCCACACGGTAGCACCACCACGTACAACCAGTGTACCGAACAATGCGGCACTCTCTACGTCACCAGACATATTGATACGAATGAATGGACGGTTAAGCTTAGCACACACATACTTAACAAGGGAACTCTTGCCGCTACCTGTAGGGCCAGTGATGAGGGTCTTATCACCATCCATCATACCTGCTACTAGTAACGCTGCCTCATCCTTCTGCAACACATAGTCTGCATCTATGTTAGGGATGAGTCGTGCAATCTCAGGGTTATCTGGTGTCTCTAACCACTGCACACCAAAGTCACCAAACTTAGGCTTATAACCAAACACATCACTAAACCACACATGCCCATACTCCAACACGCTAGGTGCTTTAGTCACTGCTGGTGCGGCTGGTACAACTCGCTCGGATTCCTTAGGGGTCTTACCCAAGTGGGCGGCAATAGCTTTTGCTACACGATCATTCAGTTCTGTTGTTGCCATGTCAAATACTCCTGTCAATGATTGATAAAATTGTCGGGGAAAGATTGTTCAGGTCGTTAACGATTACGTTCTTTTTATAAAAGCGAGTAACGTTATCATCACAAATACCAATACCATAAACATCTACCCCCATCTTCTCTGCATGTTGAATTGTCTGCAATGTGTACGCTTCAATGTCACCTGCATGTTCCCTACCACAAGGGCTACCATCAGACAATACTAGTAACACCTTACGATGTTCCTTGCGTTGTGCTAGTCGTGCTGTTGCGTATGCAATACCATCACCATCACTGTTCTGCCACAACCCACCGCTAGCTGTAGCGAATCGCTTAATAAGTTCTGACTGTGTAGTCTTCTCATTAAACTCATTGAACAACCATACAATAGGTTCTTCCTCGGCTACAGTGTTGGTAAAGCCATAGATAGAGTAGGCAATGTTCAAGGGCTTCAATGCTTCGGCTAGCGTACCAGCACCTGCACATGCCATGTCAAACTTCCTACCAGACATACTACCACTGCAATCAACTAACAAACACACAGCAGTATCGGTTGTATCGCTTACAACACGCTGACGAAACACACGCTCTGCAACCTTGTCATTACCGCTTACAAGGCGATGCAATGAGCCAGTATGTAGCTTACCCTTCTTCTTGCCATACTCATACCTGTCACGGCTACGTGTCTGCAACTTAATGCGTAACTGGTTAGCCATAGGCCGTGCGTTATTAGTAATGTATGTGTTAACATCACTTGACTTTAAGTAACCACTACTAAAAATCATATCACTAACTACACGGGGTAGCTTCTTGTCAAACCCACAGATTACATAGTCGCTAGGCTTAGGGATAGAGTATGCACCCCTGCCCATCTTACCGGGAATCAGGTGAATACCTGTACGGCTAGGCTTATGCTCATGCCCAATCTCTTTCATAAGCTTGCTCACTGTGATGATGCGGTCTACATCGTCAGACACTGCCTCACCATCCTTACCATCAGCACCCTTACCACCACTAGCTGTACCTGTACCTGAGTCATCATCCTTACCCTTGTACTCCTCAGGGTCTTCATCATACAGGTCTGCAAGGATACGCTCAGCAAGGGACATTACTTGCTCAGCATCACCACTCTCACGTACATCTAACATCTCTTCTACATACTTGTCTAGCTTGCTCAGACGCTCACTACCCACTGCATCTAGTGCCTTAAGCATCTGGTTCTTAGCGTCATCTGCTGAATGAATCCAGTTGCGTAGCGATGCATCCCACACAAACAAGGGTAGCGTCAACAGTTGCTGTTCTTGCAACTCTTTATCTTTACCTGTCATACGCTTGCTAATGTCATCAGCGTACAGATACCAGAAGTCATTACTAATAACACCATCACCCTTGTACTCAGCATCATTGCGATAGTCAATGCGATGATCTTCTAACAAGTTGTTGATAAGGGCTAACAACCCGCTAGGGCTAACCTTGTTGAGATATACAAAGTCACTGTATACAACGTGGCTTGTCTCATGCTTAACAAAGTAACGCATACGTGTCATCCACTCAGCACTAGTGCTACTAGTAATGGCTGGTAACCACATCTGCTTACCGTTGGTACGTGGTGTGCTGTCGGGTTCGTCCCAGTGTACGGTTACACCACTCTGCTTAGCACAAGCTGCTACGTACGTATCAAATTGCTGTACGTCTAGATAGTTCATAAGGGTGCGTCCTCCACTGGAATGTTGACTGGTTCGGGTTTGGTTGGTTCCCCGTTACGTACAGGGAAAGGCCATACTACACGCTTTACGGGGATGTTCATTAATTCACCTTTGTTACGTCAGGGTATGCATACGCTACATAGATACGATTGAATTCTGAATCTAGCCAGTTTTCTACTGTCGTGTCCATCTTGTAGTCGTTGTTGATGAAGAATTTTCTAAGCTCATTTGTAAACTCATCAAGCTCTTCATTACTAGTAATCTCAATGACCCTTGATGACAGACCTTCGCCATACTTCGCAAAGGTGCTGCCCTCCACTTGGTTCGATAGTTCGCTTAGTTCTTGGTTGTCGTTGTTTCTGTTCGTCATGTTCGTGGTATTTCTTGGTTGCATAACCCCTTGATGCAAGGTAGGTTTTAATGTTACTAGTATCGTTAGGCACAGTAAACACCTGCCAAAAGTATTTATCTGTGCTTAACCCGTGCTTAACGTACGCTAAGATGTTCATTTTGTATATCGTTTGAGCATACGAATAGGTGAGTCGTTGTTACTAGTAATGCTATGGAATGTAAACTTAACACCCAGATTCTCTAGTGCATCAACGAATAGCGCAGCATCGCAGTCTTCCTCTAGGTATACCTTATCCCCTGATTGATAACTGTACTGACTGATAGCGTCATCAATGTGAAGCATTGCTAACTCTTCACGGCTAACCTCAAGCCAGCCATGTCCGGGGTCTGAATGAAAATTGTATGTTGTCATGTTATTTCCATAGTATATCAAAGAAACCTGCCACTGATACTAGTAACACCATTGATACTAGTATTGATTCTAATATGTCTCTCATACCTTAGCCCCTAATGCACGCAGTCTAGATTTTGTGGTAACTGTAGGCCACTTGGAGAATGTTACAGGGTTAACATCAAACCTATTGGCACTGTATACGAATGTCCCGATATGATTACCAAATAGAAACACCTTAGCATACTCAATACATGATCGTTCATTACTAGTAACCTCTGGTTGATAGACTACCTCTGTGTTAGATTCTTTCCACGATTTCTTTTGACCAATGGCTAGGCACATAGCCTTCTCAATTTTACGCATGTTGATTCTCCGTTGATTGTTACTAATAACACGGGGCCGAAACCCCGTGCCTATCATTGTGCTTGCTTAGCTTGATACACTGCATCTGCCAACAGTGCAAGCTTAGACCACAGGTCAGACAGTTGCTCAGTGGTGAATGCTTCCCGTGTCTCGCTATCGTATTTCTTTTGAGCAGCATCAATGTATGCAACCATCTTCTCATAGTCGCTCTTAGCTTCCTGAAGCTCACTCTTACCCTTAGGCATTGGGTAGCAATCTTCTTGCTCAATATTCCCGCTATCGTCACGTTTCCATACGTCAACGTTATTAGTAATGGCCTTACCAATGACACTCTTAGCTGAGCGCAGCGAGTTCTTTTCTTCCTTGCTGAGTTCCCGCATTGCTTCCAATGCATCCACTACTCGCTTGTGTTCCTTGTCCAACTCTTCCACATTGGATGGAGTGTTAGGGTAGCATGTTGACCGGACATAATTTGCCCACACTCCAGCGCCAGCTTCCCGGCTAATATCTTTACCCTCTTTAGCTTGTTGAAGTGCAACTCGCAGATTGTTTTCGTATGACATGTTGATTTCCTTTTACAGTTTGATTTGATTTACTAAGGCTTGAAAGATAACGCTACTAGTAACGCTATCTCCGAAACCCTTTCGGGTTGTTGGCATATCTCATTGTCAGTGATTCCAACTGTATCTCTTCCAGATACTTGGGCCTAAGGTACTCGCACGGACTCCGCCTAGCCGTGGTCAAAGCTTACCTATACGTTTTGTTAGGGTAACGTATTCCCTTGCTTGCCTCTATTTTACATGCGAAGCTTACATGAAACTTACAAAGAACATTTGTTGTCTTTTCACAACACCCGCTTAGTGTCCGATCACACCTTGCATCGTATGCTTTCCATTATACACATCAACCTTACACGAAACTTACAGTGAGAATCATTGTCCTTACTAGTAACGTGCACTGCTTCAGTGCATGGCCTCCATTATACATAGAAACCTTACATGAACCTTACAACCAAACTGAGTACCTTAGTACGTATGAAAAACGCCCCTATATATAGAGGGTAAGTAGTGTAGTACGTAGATATACAATTATTATCTGTTCAATTATCCATTATCAGATAATGTATTATTAATAATATGTATAAATATTATATAAATACTTGATATATATAATAATATATAATATAATAGTATATTAATAATATATAATATGGGGGTATATATAATATAATAGTTGTTATATACTAATATACTATAAACTACTATATAATAGTATATATATATAATAGTAGTATATATACTATAATAATAAAGTAATAATAATATATAATATAGTAATAATAAAGTATTACTGTGTTTATATACATGTACAACTTTAGTATTCATGTTCAACTCGACTAAGGGGGGTAGGGGGGTTGGTTTTATATTGCACTGTAGCGTAAAATTATCTCATAAAAATTATCTCATCCAGTACTTATTAGTATTATTTCTGAATAAAAGGGGTAGAACAGTTCCCACCCACCCACCTCCTTATCTTTTAAACTGATTTTAAGCCCTATTATAGCCTCTTTTAGGGGGTAGGTAAGGGGGTAGGTGCTTAACAGCACCAAAACGCCTTGTAGGGCGTTTAAATCGATCTGCCTAAATTACTCAATGTGATGACCTTTGTATATATATAAGGTCTAAGCATACCATTAACTGACAACTTTCCTTTATGGAACTGCTACTAATAATATTATTAGGATTACTTATGGCAAAACTTACACTAAATGCAATTGGGAGTCGATATGGGTCGATTGATGCGCTGAATGACAATTTAGACCTCATCGAAGCCGCATTTGAAAACACTCTCAGCCGGGATGGGACAGGCCCGAACAACATGGAGTCCGACCTTGATATGGACTCTAACTCCATCATTAACTTAGCTGATGGTGTTAATAACACGGATGCTGTAAATTTACGACAAGTTAACGGGCTTATACAGGGTGCATATGATGGCAACATTGTTAAGTTACGTGAAATTGCAACTGCAACTAGTGGTCAAACTATTTTTAATTTAAGCGGGATAACATATACACCAGCTTCAAATAACTTATCAGTATACATTCAAGGTATTAAACAACGTTTAACTTCGGCTTATACAGAAACGGATAACAATACAATTACATTTACAGAAGCAGTGCCTGTAAATGCAGTTGTAGAATTTATTGTTAATGATGACATTTAAAGGTAATTAACATGGCAGATACAAAAATAAGTGCCCTTACAGGTGCTACCACACCACTAGCAGGAACAGAAGTAATTCCAGTTGTACAAGGTGGACAAACACGTAAAGTTAGTGTTGCAGATTTAACAACAGGTCGTGCAATTAGTGCCACTAACTTAACTTTGACAACTGGCAATTTAATTGTTAGCAGCGGTCAAGGCATTGACTTTTCTGCTACCGGCCAGGATGCTGGCATGACGAGCGAGTTGCTGGATGACTACGAGGAAGGGACGTTTACACCAACTGTCTCAAGCGGAGTCGGTTCTCCGACATACACAACGCAAGCTGGAAAATATACAAAAATTGGCAGGCTAGTTTATTTCAGTATTGCTTTGAAATTGTCTGGAGGAACCCCTGCCGCTGGACAGATCAGATTTTCTGGTCTTCCGTTTACCACTGAAAATGCAGCACCTTACGGCGCGGCATATGTTGGTTATTCTGGAAATTTTGTTACTGCTGGAACAACAATTTATTTACCGAACAATAACACCCGTTTGGATTTTTACAAATCTGACGGAACTATTTTCGCTGGTACAGATTCCCCTGCAATTACGGGAGATATTTACGTCAACGGTTTTTATGTGACAGCGTAAGGAAATAATCATGGCACTTACAAAAGTCACTTATTCGATGATCCAAGGCGCTGTTTTCAACGTCTTAGATTTTGGCGCAGTTGGCGACAATAGCAACAACGACACCACGGCTATTCAAACAGCTATTGATGCCGCGTTTGCGGCTGGTGGCGGCGTTGTCTATTTGCCAGCCGACAAGACTTTCAAGGTCACTGCTTCACTTGTAAACAAGCAAAACGTCACGATCCGTGGCGAGGGGTTTACTTCCGTCATTAAGTCGGCCACTAACTTCAAGGTGTTTCAGCAAAACACTGGTGTCGTTGCTTACGACATGGCATGGGAAAACTTCCGCATCACCGGCGCAGCCACTGGTGTTGTGGCATCGAATCATGGCATCAACTTGTTTGAGTCTGAGCGTTCAGCAATCCGCAATATGTGGTTTGAGGAACTGGACGGCGACGGTATCTACATTCGCACAAACAACGTCACGGTCGAAAACATCTACTGCAAGAACTGCTACCGTCAAGGCATTGCAGTGACAGACGGTGACTACATCAGCATCGACGGTGTGCGTGGCGAAGGCACAATGATTACACTGGTGGACGTTGAGCCTAACCCCGGCGATCAGATCAACTATCTGTCCATCAACGATGTTGAGTTTTATGACCCGGCAATTCCCGCGCTGCGTGTGTACCACGCTGCTGTCGTGTATGACGCCGTGACCAAGATGACGCTTTCAAATATCGTCAGTCATGGCATTCCGTTGCAAAGCATTGAAGGGTTGGTGGCAACCAATTTGACATCACGCAACACTGATAGCGTGGAATCGTTCCAGTTGTTCTTGTGCAAAGACGTGACGGTCAACAACGTGTCCATTACTGGAACAACCAGCGGCACACAAGAAAAAGTTGTCATGTCGTCGGTTGAGAACGCAGTTGTCAACAACGTGTCAATCTATGGCGGCGCAAACATTGAAATTGATTTGCTTGGCCTTACAAACTGCACGTTGTCCAACTTTGTCATGCGTAACTCAGGCGCAAATGCGGTGCGCTTGCGAGATTCAACTGGCACGACGATCAACGGCATCAACTTGGACGGAACAATCACCAATGCGCTGCTTTTGAATCCGACAACATCACTCAGCAAGACAATCATCAAGAATGCCGTGGTCAATGGCGCAACCAATGGCCTTGTGGCTTCTGGAACCGTCAATGACATTTACATTGACGGAAATCTTGACGGCGCAACCACACCCATTAACCAGTCAGGCGTGACGACCGGCTACATTAGCGTCGGCGTATTAGGTGCTCTGCGAAGAAATGCTTTTGGTTTCGGTGCAGCACCGACAGTTGGAACTTGGAATCGTGGGGACATTGTTTGGAACTCATCCCCGTCAGCTGGTGGTGTTCCGGGGTGGGTTTGCGTTGCGTCAGGTACTCCCGGTACTTGGAAAGCAATGGCAGCAGTTGCTGCGTAAACGAAAGGAAAAAAATGGCTTTGAAAAAAACTGTCGTTACAGCGCACGGAATTGAAGCGCAAAACGCATACCACAGAGTTGAGGCATTGAGTCTTGAAACAAAAAACAGAATTCAGTTTCGTGTTCGATCTTCTGTAGACGGGGTGCTGCCTCATTTTGCGGATGTAGCGTTTCAGTGTGCGTATGTGATTGACGGCGACAACCCGATTAAGCAAGCCTACGAGCACCTGAAAACTCTGCCAGAATTCGCTGGCGCAACCGATTGTTAAACCAAGGCCCGAGTGGATTCTCAGGCAAGAAAGGAAAGCATCATGCTGGAAAAAGTAACCGTAGTTGACCGCATCGAAGTGGTCGAAAATGGCTGCGTACAAGTTCGCATCAAGACCGCCATCATGGAAGATGGCAAACAGATCAGTGGCAACTTCCACCGCCATGTCGTTGCCCCCGGCGATGACTATTCGGCTGAAAGCGACAAGGTGAAAGCCATCTGTGCAGCAACGCACACTGCTGACGTAATCGCTGCATACAAAGCCGCCCAAGAAGCCGCACAAACACCTGTTGCACAACCAGAGTAATTAGTTTATGTCTGAAGTAAGCCATAACGAAATATACGAGCGCCTCATTGCTGTAGAAAGCAAAGTTGATAAGGTTGCACAAGACACCAAAGACGTAGTGGATGCCTTTCATGCAGCGCAAGGGGCGTTCGTTGTTTTGGATTGGCTTTCTAAGATAGCTAAACCACTGTTATTTATTAGTGGTCTAGTAGCTGCATTAGCAACAGTTTGGTCTAACCACAAGGTGTAATATGTTACTAGAAACAATTATAGGTGCATTAGTACCTATTGGTGTAGAAGGTATTAAACAAGCCGTTGGTAAGTGGGCAGGAAGTGTTAAAGCCACTACTGTTGATGAACAAATTAAACTAGATGAAGCAGATGTGCGGCGGCTAGAAGCTGTCGCTAAAATGGACACTCCCATTGGTCAACCTAGCCAGTGGGTAGTGGACTTAAGAGCTTCAGCACGGTATATAGGTGCATTACTAGTAATTGCTGTAGGTATTTCAACATTATATGTACCTGTAGATGTGCACATTCAGCAACTAGCTATTGAAGCTGCCAATATTGCGTTTGGCTTTTTATTTGGTAGTCGCATAATTGCAGGGTTTAAGAAATGACATTTAAACTATCACAAAGGTCTTTAAACAACTTAAAAGGTGTAGATGAAGATTTAGTTGCAGTAGTTAAACGTGCAATTGAAATAACTGAGATTGATTTTGGTATCACTGAAGGTATCCGAACATTAGATAGACAAGAAGAACTATTTAAAAAGGGTTTATCTAAAACAATGAAAAGTAAACACCTTATTGGTAGAGCAGTAGATTTAGTAGCTTATGTAGATGGTAAAGTAAGTTGGGAAAAAGAAGATTACTACCCAATTGCATTAGCTATGGAGCGTGCAGCTATTGAGTTAAATGTAAAGATTAAATGGGGTGGTGACTTTAAAAGCTTTTTTGATGGCCCACATTTTGAACTTATTTAAGGAACTATTATGCCGTTAAAAGAAGGTAAGGGTAAATCAACAATTTCTAAAAATATTAAAAAAGAAATGGAAAGTGGTAAGAGTCAGAAACAAGCAGTGGCAATTGCCATGTCTAAAGCAGGTAAAAGCTTACCCAAACGAGGTGAGCGTACCGCTAAGAACAAAGCTAAAAAATGAAACTAGCTTACATAATTTGGGAAGATGCTTCAGAGTTAGATGTTACAGCTTGGGCTGTACACGAAGAAGAGTTTGTGTATGTTCCAGTGTTATGTAAGCAAGTAGGGTGGGTTGTTTATGATGGCCCCGAAGGTATTATTCTTACGCAAGCAGTTACTAGTAATGGTGAAATAGCTAGGCGTAATCAAATACCTAAACAAATGATTAGGAGTATTGAATGGTTGACCGAACCAAGTTCCTTGATGGCAGTGGCAAGCGAGTAATATTACAACTCTTTAAAGAGTTTGCTCGTCCTGACGTTAAGTTTAAACCAGTGTATACGTTGCAACAGTGGAAAGAAGTGTTCCTTGATTGTCGTGATCCGTCTGAATATCTTCCAGCACAAACCTTGTTAGGGGATTGGGAGCACTGGCTTGAAGTACGTAACCATGTCCTAATCAAACCCCATGTAGACAAGTGGCAAGCTGAGTTAGAAGTTAAGCTACGCTCTGAAGCTATTCAACAAATGAAAAGTCATGCTAAACAACCCGGAGGAACTGCTGCTGCCAAGTGGTTGGCTGATAAGGGATATGCCACAGAAGCCGTTAAAAAGCCTGTAGGAAGGCCTAAAAAGGAAGAGGTAGAGCTACCCCCTTTGCCAAGTCGTATTGCAGGTGATATAGCTCGTTTAGGAATTGTAATTGGAGGTAAACGATGAGTTTAAATATTCAAGCTAAGTGGAATGCGTTACGCACTCTCGGGTACGCAGGTACACAAGAGGATATGGAACTGTCGTTTTATTTAGCTAATGGTGCTACTAGTTATTCACTACGTGATGCTGAGATGCAGTTTTTAACTGCTAAAGGATATACCACTGGTGCTGTTGAAGATGAGTGGAAAGCCTATCTACTTGCCCAAGGGTTTGTTGGTGCAGTGGATGACATGATGGTGAGTTTTTGGAATGATGTTGCCGATATTCTTGTTAACAACCTATTGCTAGAAACTGGCGATGCGTTGTTAAAAGAAGATGGCGGCTTTATTGTTTTGGAGAGTTAATATGCCATTTATGACCAACGGTAAACGTGATTATAAGAAACAATACGAAAAGTATGATGGTAAAGAAGGTGTAAAGAAAGATCGGGCTAAACGTAACGGTGCACGCCGTATGTTGGAACGTGAAGGTAAGGTTAGCAAAGGTGATGGTAAAGATGTAGACCATAAGAAGCCACTAAGTAAAGGTGGCAGTGCTGGTCGTAGTAATTTACGTGTTACTAGTAAGAGTGCTAACCGTAGTTTTGCTCGTAAAAAGAATGGAGCTATGAAATGAGTGAAAAAGATAGCCGTTTAAAAACCGCTGGAGTAAGTGGTTATAACAAACCTAAACGCACTCCTAGTCATCCTACTAAATCACACGTAGTCGTTGCTAAAGAAGGCGATAAAGTAAAGACCATTCGATTTGGTCAGCAAGGTGTTAGTGGGGACAAAGAACCTACAGCACGTCAAAAGAGTTTTAAAGCACGACATGCTACCAACATTGCCAAAGGTAAGATGAGTGCTGCATATTGGAGCGACAAAGTCAAATGGTAATGACTGAAAAAGAACTAGTAAAGCAAGCGGCAGAGGCAGACTTACTCACGTTTATTCGACTAGTTGCACCACACCGTGTATTAGGCGCTGTGCATGAAGAGTTGTGTGCTTGGTGGCAACGTCAAGATGCCAAGGATAACCAACTTGTGTTGCTTCCTCGTGACCACCAGAAAAGTGCAATGATTGCCTATCGTGTGGCACACCACATTACTAAGCACCCTGAAGCTACGGTGTTGTACGTATCTGCTACAGCTAACTTGGCTGAAAAGCAGTTAAAAGCTGTTAAAGACATTCTATTATCTGACATTTATCGTTTCTACTGGCCTGAGATGGTTAATGAAATGGAAGGTAAACGAGAGCGTTGGGCTGCTGATGAGATTAGCGTAGACCACCCTAAGCGTAAAGCAGAGGGTGTTCGTGACGCAACTATTAAAGCCGCAGGTATTACAGCTAACGTAACAGGATTACATTGTTCTGTTGCTGTGCTAGATGACGTAGTGGTTCCTGATAACGCTTATTCTCAAATTGGTCGTGACCAAGTTAGAGCATTCTATTCACAACTATCTTCCATTGAATCTACAGGTGCTAAAGAGTGGGCTGTAGGTACACGTTACCATCCCGGTGACTTGTACAAAGATATGATGGAAATGACCGAGTCCTACTATGACGAGGATAAGGATGAAGAAGTTGAGTTAGAAGTGTATGAAACATTTGAACGTGTTGTAGAGACTAACGGTGAATTCCTATGGCCTAAACAACGGCGTACAGATGGTAAGACTTTTGGTTTTGACCAAAAAGAATTAGCCCGTAAAAAAGCAAAGTATTTGGACATTACTCAGTTCTATGCCCAATACTACAACAACCCTAACGCTGTGGAAACACAGCTTATTGACCGTAGTAGATTCAACTACTATGAAAGGGATAAGATTGAAAACTTTAGCGGTGCTTGGTACTTTGGTGATAAGCTTCTCCATGTCTATGCAGCTATGGACTTTGCTTACACAGTCAGTAACCACTCAGACTACACTGTTATTGCTGTGGTAGGTGTAGACGAAGATAATAACTATTATGTACTTGACATTGACAGATTTAAAACAAACAAGATTTCTGTTATGTACGATAGGGCTGAATCAGTGTTTAGGAAGTGGCGCTTTAAAAAGATGCGTTGTGAGATTGTAGCTGCACAGCGACTCATTGTAAGCCAGTTCCGTGACTACATGCGTAGTCAAAACATTGTGTTCACCATTGATGAATATAACCCTCCTAAGACTATGAACAAAGCAGAACGCATTGCTTCTATCTTAGAGCCACGTTATACCAACAATCAAATCTGGCACTACAAAGGTGGTAACTGCCAAGTGCTAGAAGAAGAACTCATTATGAATAACCCTGAGCATGATGACGTTAAAGATGCTTTAGCGGCTTGTGTTGAGATTTGTAAGTCCCCTGTATCCAGTAGGTCATGGGGTAAAAAATCAAACATCATTGCATTTAATTCTAAGTATGGGGGAGTAGCATTTTAGAATGAGAACTCATAAAAAACAATACAGTAATGTTTGTGTAGAGTGTGGTACAGATTATTTAGCAGTACAAAAACGATTTAAATTTTGTAGCCCTACATGTGCACACAGAAACAATTATAACGCACGAATGTTAGATTATAAGTGGCGATTATCTAAATTATTAGCTATGGCTAAAAATCGAGCACAAGAAAAATCAGTGCCTTTTAATTTAACACACGAACATTTAATTGAACTGTGGGATGAAAACTTAGGATGTTGTGCAGTTACAGGCAGGGATTTTGATTTAATGCAATCAACTAAACACTCTGTAAATATAAACGCACCATCTTTAGATAGAATTATACCATCTAAAGGATATACAGTAGGTAATGTACGATTAGTCGTATACATTTTAAACTGTGCTATGGGTGAGTATGGTTTAGATGAACTACGTAATTTAGCTAAAGATTTAGCCTACTAAGAGGACAATATGAACGAAAACGTACAAGTAAGTTTTGATGACGATAGCCTAGCAAATAAAATTGCTGATATGTGGGTTAAGTGGGACACTAACCGTGCCGTATGGAAATCAGATCAGCAAGAGTTACGTAACTACTTGTTTGCTACTGATACACGTAAAACTAGTAACAGTAAACTACCTTGGAAAAACTCTACAGTAACTCCTAAACTAACTCAGATTCGGGATAACTTACATGCCAACTACATGGCTGCGTTGTTTCCATCTGAGACTTGGTTCTTTTGGGAAGCTACTGACAAGAGTGAAGAGTTAACTAAAAAGCGTTATGCCATTACTAACTACATGAAACAGAAGCTAAAAGCTTCTAACTTTCA